GCCGCGGGGCTGCAGAAAATTATGGAAGCAGAAGACATTAAGGCCGCTCCGCTTTCGGAGGCTGCGGGGCTTGGAACGTCTGCCGTGCGCGATATTTTCCGAAAAACAGGATCGCCGAAGCTCTCAACGGCAGCAGCAATAGCGCGCGAATTGGGACGAACCGTGGACGAAATCATGCAGATTGGTCTTCAAAGCCTACCGCCATCTGCGCGCGCTGGCGGCTCAGCAACTGCCGCTAGCGAACAAGCGATGATCGACGTGTTCGACGTTGCCGCCAGCGCCGGGCACGGCGCGGTGGTCGAGGGCGAGACAGTGATCGAGCGGCTGTCGTTCCCGCTCGACTATCTGACCCGCATCACCAAAACGCACCCGCGCCACCTGAAAATCATCGGCGTCCAAGGCGACAGCATGGAGCCAACCGTCAAGCATGATGATGTGGTGATGCTCGACACCACCAAGACCAGCTTGGATTACGATGGCCTGTTTGTCTTGCGCTGGGGCGATGCGCTGCACGTCAAGCGCGTCGGACGGGCGTCGAACGGCAGTGTGCGCATCATCTCGGACAACAAGGACATCTACCCGCCGATCGAGATGCCCCGCACCGATATCACCGTGGTGGGCAAGGTGATCTGGATCGGGAAAAAAGTGTAACCTTCATTGAAAAGGACGTTTCCATGGCTGACGACCTCTATCAGATGGCCCCACCCCTTTCGATATCCGGTGAATACGGCGCGACGTCGGTTGCTCTGACGCGCGATGGCAGCTGCTACCGGCTCGCCTTCGGCCGGTCGCAATACGACCATGCGGGCAACAGAGCTTCCGCGCTTTTCCACGGCGCGGTGATTCTGTCGCCGGAAGCAATGGAAGACTTGATTCGTCAGCTCTCTGCGTTAGGTATTCGGTAATGGCACTTGGTCCAGGATCATCTCCACCGATACGGCTCGTCGATGAAAACTTCGACTACGGCGGGTCTGGCGGAGGAGGAGGGAACATGCTCGAAATGCGCGTCAAAGGCCTCGAAGACGACATGAAGGACGTCAAGAGCGACATGAAGGACGTCAAGAAAGACCTCGTTGATATCAAGGTGAGTCTCGCTGGCATTCATGGCGAGCTCAAGCGCGTTCCCGGATTTGTTGGGATGGGGCTTCTGATCGGCGCCATTGTCGGGCTGAACACGATTGCTCAGATCGCGGCAAAAGCGGCTGGCCTCTGAACTGGAAAAGTAAGCAAGACACTCACAGCCCCGCTTTGGCGGGGCTTTTTCATGCCGCGGCCCGCGTTGGCCGTTAGGTGATTCTGCGCACGGCGCCGCCGGTCGCGACTATAAATGGGGATGTATCCCCAAAATGTCTTGCAATGGGGATTTATCCCTATTACCTTGCCTCCCATCAACCACGGAGGCAAACATGCTCACGACCACCACGAAACAGATCGCGGTTCTGGACCGCGGCTTTGTCTATGTCGGCACCTGCACGGTGACCGATGGCACGCTGGTCATCACCGGTGCCAGCAACATCCGCCGCTGGGGCACCAAGAAAGGCCTTGGCGAACTGGCGGCCAAGGGCCCGCAGGAACGCACCGAGCTGGATGATGCGGGCACCGTCCGCGCGCCCATGTCGTCGGTGATCCACCTGATCGACTGCAACGACGCAGCCTGGCCCACCGCGGCCGCCTGAGGCCCAGCCATGACCCCCCGCACCCCTGACAGTGTGGAAGAAGCGGGCAGTTCCTGCCCTGTCTTCCACACGGGAAGTCGCTACGGCTACGGCTACGGCTACGGCGACGGCTACGGCTACGGCTACGGCGACGGCGACGGCGACGGCTACGGCTACGGCTACGGCTACGGCGACGGCTACGGCGACGGCTACGGCGACGGCTACGGCGACGGCTACGGCGACGGCTACGGCTTTTGAGACGCCGGGCGGCCTATGGGGCCGCCCGCCACCTCACAACTACGGAGGCACCCATGACCTTCACACCTAACCCCGCCGCTCTGGCCGCCGCGGCTTCTCAAGTCTTTTCGGCCATCGATCTGCGCGAAATCCTTGCCTCGCGCGCTCAGCGCCTCGAGGCGGCGCGCTTTGCGCTCTTTGCCGCCGACACCACGCTCGACGATCTGGCCGAGGCGATCGACACCCTGATGACGCATGGCGACTGGATCGACCACATGCGGGCCGATCTGCTGCGCGCCGCGCTGCGCCGTCGCGCCGGGGCCGCCCATGCTTGACGGCGCCGCGCATTTCACCCCGGCCGAGCGCCGGGCCTTGCCGCTGATCGCGCTGCCCATCAGCATTGCGGCGCACCGGCTGGGCGTCTCCGACAGCGCCGCCAAACAAACCTTCCGCGCCATCACCAGCAAACTTGGCGCGGCCAACCGCATCGGCGCCGTCGCACGGCTGGCCGGGGCGGGTATCCAGCTCGAGATCCTTCCGGCGCCCCGCGCCGGGGGCCACTGACAGCGCCAGGGCAACCGGGTCGCAGATCCCGGCAGATGCCGATGCTGCCGCGCGGCGCAATCAAAGGATTGGCGCAAGCATCGGAAACGGGCCGCTCCCCGGCCAGAGCCGCCAGCGCGGCAGGGACCAAACACCAATCGGCGCCGCGGTGGCGCTGATGCGGGCGGGGCACATGGTTCCCGGCACCTCAGCCCCGCCCGCTGTCTCACCAACAGGAGAACACACGTGACCGCGCTGCGCAGTATTGATCAGATCCTCGGCCTTGCCGAAGATGGCATGTATCTTCCGGACCTCCTTGACAGGGTCGAGGCCGCAAACGTCGACATGCGCCAATTCGCGCAGGACCACGGCAAGGCCTCGGTCAAGATCAAGCTTTCGATTGCGCTCGAAATCGACCGGCTTGGCCAGGTGCAGCTCACCATCGACGACGAAGTGACGACCAGCAAACCGCCCAAGCGCAAGACGGCGGCCTGGCTCAACGGCACGGGCGGCCTGACCGCCGAAAACCCGGCCCAATCGCGCATGCAGATCCGCGACACCGGCAACGGCGCCCGCGAACTGCGCACCCCCTCACAGGCGTAACGAAGGAAACCAAAGATGACGGAACAGAACATCGCCGAGACTTTTTTCGAGCATATGGGCGAGCTTGGCAGCCCGGCCGCCCTTGATCTTGACCAGCTCAACCTCGAAAAACCCGCCCTTGTTGCGGTGCCGACCGGGTACCGCACCGAAGATATCCGCGCCAAGCTTCTTGAAGCCGCCGAGCTGCACAAGCCGCTCGCCCGGCGCGGCACCGCGACGATTGAAAGCCTCAACAGCCTGATCGAATGGACGAACCGCCACAAGGGCTCCGGTTCGGTGATTTTTGCGCACGCGACCGATGATGCCCGCTCGCTTACCACGGTGATCGACTATCACTTGGCCGGTGCGCCGAGCCTCAACGACGACGGCGATCCCCTTGCGCGGCATGGCAAGCACCGGGCGCGCTACGACTTCCCGCTCTCGAAAGAATGGCGCGCTTGGTCGAAAGTCTGCGGCGCGGCGCTCACCGGCCCCGAGCTGGGCGAGTTCCTTGAGGACCGCGCTGAAGACGTTTTGAACCCGACGCCTGCCATTCTCGGCACCGCCGGAAGCTCGACCAAGATCGAGCCGTGGGAAGCGACGATGATCGAGCTTGCCGCAAAGCTGGGCGGGCGCTTCGGCAGCTTTGCCTCGCTTAAGACGCTGGCCGATGAATTCAAGATGAACGAATCCACCGGCATCGTCGCCAAAACGAACCGCGACACCGGCGAAACCACCATCCAGTTTGTGAACGAGCACAAGGCCCCGGACGGATCTCCGATCAGCGTGCCCACGCTGTTCATGATCGCCATCCCTGTCTTCGAGCACGGCCCCGCCTATCGCCTTGCGGTGCGCATCCGTTACCGGCGCGCAGGCTCGGGCGTGGCATGGATCCTGTCGCTCTACAACCCGCAAGCCGCGATGGACGATGCTTGGACCGAAGCCTTGCACGAAACGCGCGAGAAAACCGGCCTACCCGTTTTCGACGGCAAGCCCGAAGCCTGACGCTTTGGTGACCGCCCCCACGCGGGGCGGCATCCAGAGCGACAGGAGAGAGAACTAAGGAGGCACACATGAACCAAGACGCTCCGCTCGCGCATCTTCAACACCACCGCCCAGCTGTCGCGGCGGTGATGCGCGACAAAACCGGCATCCCAAATGCATCGGATCGAGAGCTTCACGCCGCCAGAGATGCTGGCCTGATCCGCTTTGAAAACTCGACCGGGCACGGCGTCTGGCGGATGACCCCGCTCGGGGCAGACCTGATGACCGATTACTGACCGGCCTTCCCCAGCCCCGCATCCCGAGAGACAGGAGCGAAATATGACCATCATCGGCGCTATTCTTGTTTTTGTGTCCGTCTTTGGCATCCTTGCCATCAGGCGGGTGATCATCGCCGATCCGGAAAACGGCGGACCCGATCGGGTGATGGACGGGCTCAGCGTCTTGTTGCCAGCCTATGCCTGCTGTGCGCTTGGCTCTTTGGGCACGTGGCTCATTTGCGCGGCATGGCAATGATGCAGAACCAGCCCCTCATCATCGACTGTTTTGCCGGAGGCGGCGGCGCCTCGACCGGCATCGAGCAGGCCCTTGGCCGCTCGCCCGATGTCGCCATCAACCACTCTGCCGCGGCGCTGGCGCTGCATGCAGCCAACCACCCCGAGACATTGCATCTCGACAGCAACATCTGGGACGTTGACCCGGCCACCGTGACCGCGGGCCGCAAGGTCGGCATGGTATGGGCCTCGCCGGACTGCAAGCATTTCTCGAAGGCGAAGGGCGCAAGCGTCCGCGACCGCAATATCCGCGATCTCGCGTGGGTGGTGATCCGCTGGGCGGATCTGCCCCGCGCGCAGCGCCCTGACGTGATCCTTCTCGAAAACGTCGAGGAGTTCACGACCTGGGGGCCGGTGGGCGAGGACGGCCAGCCGATCAAAGAATTCGCCGGCCAAACATTTGAGCTGTGGGTGCGCCAGCTGCGCGAGCGCGGCTATCGCGTCGAATGGCGCGAGCTGCGCGCCTGCGACTTCGGCGCCCCTACGATCCGCAAGCGCCTGTTTCTGGTGGCGCGCTGCGATGGCCGCCGGATCGTCTGGCCTGCACCGACGCATGGAGATCCGAAAAGCCCGGCGGTCCGCAAGGGCAGGCTCAAGCCGTGGCGCGCTGCCGCCGAGTGCATCGACTGGTCTCTACCGTGCCCGAGCATCTTCGACACCGCGCAGGAGATCATGGCAAAGCACGGCCTGCGCGCGATCCGTCCGCTCGCCGAAAACACCCTGGCGCGGCTTGCCCGGGGCACGGCCCGCTATGTGATTGGGCAGGATCGGCCGTTTGTCGTGGACCTGACCGCACCGATCATCACCTATGCCCAGCAAGGGGGCGGAAACCGTCCGGCAACCTTGCCCATGCACACGATCTGCGCCAGCCGAAAAGACCAAAACGCGGTGATCGTGCCCAGCCTCACCCGGTTCAACGGGGGCGCGACGGGCGCAGATCCGCGCGACCCGATGCCCACGGTGACCGCGAACAGCTGGATCAAGAAGCCGGGCGGGGCCGCGCCGCTGGGCATTGTGGCCACATACCTCGCCAGCATCGCCCACGGCTACAGCGGCGGGCGCAGGGAATATCCGCTGACCGATCCGATGGGGACCGTTACGGTGGGCGGCATCCAGCACGCCCTGATCGCGCCGACGCTGGTGCAGACCGGATACGGCGAGCGGCCCGGGCAAGCGCCGCGCGCGCTCGACCTCGGCCAGCCTCTTGGCACCGTCGTCGCTGGCGGCATCAAGCATGCCCTCGGCGCCGCCTTCCTGGCCCAGCACCACACTGGCGTGACCGGTCACGATGCGCGCGATCCCATGAGCACTATCAGCCAGACAGGATCGCATCAAATGCCGGTCGCAGCTTTTTTGGCGAAATACTACGGGACCGGCGACGGCTCGACCTATGCCGACCCGATGCACACCGTCACCGTCAAGGACCGGATGGCGCATGTCGAGGCATCGCTCGCGGCCCCTCCCTTCGGACCAGAGCATCACGCCCGGGCCCGGCAGGTGGCAGAGTTTCTGCGCGCGCATGGTGCATGGGATGGCGGCGAATTCGTCACGTTGCAGATCGACGGCGCCAAATTCGTCGTGGTCGATATCGGCATGCGGATGCTGACCCCGCGCGAGCTGTTCCGCGCGCAAGGCTTCTCCGATGATTACGTGATCGAGGGCGTTTGGGAGCGCCTCGATACCGATGCGCCGACATGGCGCGCATTCCCGGGAAACGTGCAGGTGAGCTGCTGCGGCAACAGCGTGTGCCCGCCGATGGCCAAAGCCCTGGTGCGCGCGAACTGCGGCCATTTGGCGGCTGACCAATGGGGCACGGCCCCGGAACAGGAGGCCCAGCATGGGTGAACAATACAATTTCCACGCCGAGGCCGAGGATCTGCTCCAGCGCGCCATGCGGTCGTTTGCGGCGTGGCTCGCGGAAAACTGGACGATCACGGCGCAGGAGGCCGAGACGCTGACCAAACCGACAACCGCGCCGTCTGAATACGCGCGCGGCTATAACGACGCCCTGTCCGCGGTTTCTGATGCGCTGGAAACGTGGCTGGAAAATGGAGCGATGATCGATGGGTAAACGTGACGACCTCATCCGGCGCGGGGATGCGCTGGAAATCTGTAAAGGATATGGCGCATCTGGTGAGGTGATCGGCGACGAAATCCGCGCCATTCCTGCCGCCAGCCTTGATCCGGTGGCGGTAAATATGGAAACGCGACGCGCGATTCATGATGCACTGCGCCATTACCGACAAATCAAAGTGATGGACGAATATGGGCACGGATACCCTCTTGTTGATGCGCTGACTTTAGAAAGTCACGGTATCGACATGGGAGAGCGTGAGATCGAGCACATTGCCGACTGCATCATCGCCGCCATCACCTCGCGCCCCGAGGCAGAAATCCGCGCCGAGGCGCTGCGGGAGGCGCCCGAGGTGACGGCGCTGGTTGAGGCGCTGCGCAAGATCAGGCAAGCAACGCTGCCGATATATGACGACGCAGCTTTGGACGCGACGACTGTCCGTAAAGCCGCAGAGATTGCCCGCGCCGCCCTTGCCAAATGGGAGGCCGCCAATGGCTGACAAAACCCTGATCGGCTGGACCGACGCCACCTGGAACATCATCACCGGCTGCAGCATGGTCAGCGCGGGCTGCACCAACTGTTACGCCATGGGGCTGGCCGGATCGCGCCTGCGCCATCACCCCAGCCGCGCCGGGCTGACCCGCGAAACTGGCGGGCGGTCTGTCTGGACAGGCGAGGTGCGGTTCAACGAGGGCTGGCTCGACCAGCCCATTCGCTGGCGCGCGCCGCGCCGGATCTTCGTCTGCGCACATGCAGACCTGTTCCATGAGGCGGTGCCAGATGAATGGATCGACCAGGTGTTTGCGGTGATGGGAGAGTGCCGCCAGCACACCTTCCAGGTTCTGACCAAGCGACCGGAGCGGATGAGGGAATATCTCGACGAACGCCGCAAAGGGCGGCCGTTGACGCCGTCGATCAGCGGCGGTCTCTTGGGGTACCATCCTTTCAATCGTGAAGTGATGCCGCCGAAGAACATCTGGCTGGGCACCTCGATCGAGGATCAGGCCACCGCAGATGCGCGGATCCCGCACCTGTTGCAGACGCCTGCTGCGATCCGATTTGTCTCGGCGGAGCCGCTGTTGGGGCAGTGGGACACGCGCCAGACCCTTGATCGCGCGGGCATGGATCCTGTTTGGTGGGGCCTAAAGCAGGTTGGCCTCGACCTCGTGATCGTCGGCGGCGAGAGCGGCCCGCGCGCCCGGCCCATGCACCCGGATTGGGTCCGCAGCCTGCGCGACCAGTGCGTAAGCGCTGGCGTGGCGTTCCACCACAAACAGTGGGGTGAGTGGCTCCCGATCAATCAAATGACCGAGGATGCGGCAGAGGCAATGTATGAACAAATCCCTGACGACGACTGCCCGGAATCGACGCGCCGGTGCCTGCACGACAGCCTTTGCCTCGACACCAATGGACGCACCTGGTCCACCGGAAAAGCTGGGCAGTATCATCGGATGGAGGACGGCGCATTTTCCACGTCCGGTTCAATGAGCATGTTCCGCGTTGGAAAAGCTCGCGCTGGCCGCATGCTCGACGGGCGCATCTGGGACGAAATGCCGGGAGCAGCGGATGGGTAAACACGAGCCCCATTTTGCGCCGCGCCTGCTGCCCGCGCCAGAGGCGGCGCTTTATCTCGGCGTCAGCCAGACGACACTGCGCGGCCTCGACATCCCGCGCCGGATGCTTGGAGCCAAGCGCCTCTACGATCGCTACGACCTTGACGCTTTTGCCTCGGCGCTGCCCATTGAGGGCGACGCGATCGAATCGGAGGCCGTCAACACATGCGCGGGAAAATTCGGGAGGGCACGGTGACGCTGGAGCATATCCAGACCATCCGCGCCGGAGGCAAGGTCTACCGCTACCTGCGCATCCCGGGCCAGCCGCGGGTAAAACTGCCAGATCTTCCGATCGACCACCCAGAGTTTCTGGCGGCCTATGCCGCCGCCCGCGCCGCAGCGCCGAAACAGATCCGCGCCACCACCGGCACCATCGCCGCGCTTTGCGAGGCCTATCTGCGGTCGGACTCTTACCTGGCCCACTCAGTCAGCTACCGTGCGACCCTGCGCCGCCACATTGAGGCAATCCGCGAGCAGGCCGAGGACGCCTTGGCCAGCCACCTGCGCGCCGATGACATTGCCGACGACCTCGCGCCCCTAAAGCCAAACGTCGCAGGCGCGCGCCTCAAAGCGTGGCGCGCAGTCTGCAAATTTGGCGTCGAAAAGCGGCTGCTGAAATCCGATCCGTCGCAAGCGGTGATCAAGCCAAAGGCCCCGAAAACAGATGGTCATCCGCCATGGTCAGCCGCTGAGATCGAGCGGTTCCGTGCCCGCTGGCTGATCGGCACCGTGCCGCGCGCCTGCTTTGAGCTGCTGTTCTGGACCGGCGCGCGGATCTCGGACGCGGTCAAGATCGGCCCGGGCATGGTCGGCCGCGACGGGGTTCTGGCGTTCCGGCAGCAAAAAACGGGCGACGAGGCCTTTGTGCCATGGGCCTGCCCGCTGCCTGCCTATGCTGAGGGGATGATCGAAGACCGCGACACGATGCACGCGGCGATCGCCTGCCTCGCCGGGCACATGACATTCCTTTCCACACATGGTGGGCGGACGCGGTCCCACAAGGCGCTCGGGACAGTGATTGCCGACGCCTCGAGATCAGCGCAAATCATCGGCCGCAGCGCCCACGGCCTGCGCAAGTCCCGCGCGCAGCAGCTGGCCGAGGCCGGGGCCACCACGCATCAGATCGCCGCCTGGACGGGGCATCAGAGCTTGTCAGAAGTGCAGCACTACACCGAATCCGCCAACCGCCGGGCAGCTGTTACCGGAACAGAACAAGACCGGAACTCTGTAAAACGTCCCGTTCCTCCTGTAAAAAGCCTGAAATAATCCATATAAAACAAAGTTGTTTTGCAAGGGTGGCGATCCCGGGAGGAGTCGAACCCCCGACCCGCTGCTTAGAAGGCAGCTGCTCTATCCAGCTGAGCTACGGGACCGCATGCCCCCCTTTTGCGCCAAGCGCGAAAGGCATGCAAGCATTCACAGCGCCCGCGTCATGAAGACCGAGTTCGGATCGTGCCCATAGCCCTCGAACGGGCCGCATTCGACGAAGCCTTCGGCCAGATACAGCGCCCGCGCCGGGCCGAAACTGTCCTGCGATCCGGTCTCGAGGCTGATCCGGGCAAAGCCCAGACGCCGCGCCTCGCCCACCAGATGCACGACCAGCGCCCGCGCCAGCCCCATGCCGCGCATCTCGGACAGCACATGCATCGATTTCACCTCGGCATGATGGGCGTCGATCCGCTTCAGCGCGCCCATGCCCACCGGCCGCCCCTCGAAGCGCAGCACGTAAAACCAGATCCCCGGCGCCGCCAGCGCCGAGGCGGGCAGCATGTGGATCGATTCGGGCGGCGTGTCGGCGTGCATCGCCACCGTATGCCGTTCGTGCAACAGCGCCAGATCCGGCGCCAGCGGCGAAGAAAGGGCGATCTCGATCATGGCTTGCCTCCTGCTGTTTCCGTGTCGCCGCCGTTCTGGCCCGGGCGGGCGGCCAAGTCCAGCCGGGCCAGCGCCGCATCCGCCGCGGCAAGGGTCCGGGCGCTGGCCCCCGCGTGCTCGGCCAGAAAGGCCGCGATCGCGGCGCGGTTGTCCTGCGGCGGTTCGGCCAGTGCCGCCAGCAGCGCCGCCCGGTCGGGCAGGCTTTGCGCCACGCCCGCAGCTGCCGCCTCGGCAAAGGGATATTCGATCGTGTGCACCTGCGGCCCGGTCAGCACCGG